TACCTCGTCTACGAGAAGCAAAAACGAGTTCGAGACGCAAGATACTTCGACTATAACGGACTCCATCCAAATATTCAAACTGTTCGAGATCCAAAGAAGTGTCAAGAGTACTGCATCAAGGATGGAGAGTATATCGCCAACATGGACCTCGTGTCTGGAAAGCGAACGTACGGAGACATCATTAAGGGTTGTAGCGATGCGCAAGAGTTTCTCGTTCAAGTGGAGGAGCACTATCCAAGAGACATGGTGCTCTACTTCGACAGAATCAGTACCTACGCAGATCATAAATGGCCAAAGAAATCGCAGCGACACGAGCTTGAATACACCGAATTCGTCGTTCCTGACGGTCTAGGAGAGTGGGCCGAGGAAAACATCTATGGTAGGTAAGCGACCCCACTCTATACATCATAGCTCGGGGTTCCCCCGAGTTTCATATAAAAATCATCCCGCTGTTGCGCATAAAACTAACCTCATACTTTGCACTATACAGAACTGGAGGGAGAGCAATTAGCTTGTTCCTCGGGGGCCCTAGCAGAACTGGAAAAACTTCTTGGGCTCGATCCCTCGGCGAACATTCCTACTTCGGAGGGATGTTTAATGTCGATGACTATGACGATGCCGGAAAATATCATGTATTTGATGACTTCGAGTGGAAATACGTCCCAAACAGAAAGTCTTGGTTCGGATGCCAGCTCAGGTTCACCGTGACTGACAAATATCGCAAGAAGAAAACTATCGATAACAACGGTAGACCATCAATCTTTATTTTCAACGATGATAACGATCCTAGGACGGAAATGACTTTTGCTGAGAAACAGTATTATGAAAAGAATGCTTTGTTCATTGACATATATGATAAATTTTATTAAATGTCTTTGTAATAAAGTATGACTTTCGAGTCAATTCTTCCAAGCTCAGTGTTTGCTATGGTGTTTGCATGACCAATAACTTGACGGATGAGGTAGTAAGAACCATATTTGCCGTAGTTAGGAGGGGTAGAAAGGTCGGATTCGAGGGGATCAAGAAACTGATAACGAGAGCGAATTGGAAAGAAGTGCTTAATCTTCTTGATTCCATTAGTAGAGCCAGCCATATTAATGTTGTATGTCTTGACAGCGATGACTTTGCAGTTAGTAGAGTCGAAGGGTTCCATAAAACCGTCACCAGTGAAAGCCAGATTGCCAGCACCTTCGAAAAATACCGGATTTGCAAGAGGAGGGGCCTGAGTAGGGTTCGCAGCAGCAGTAGTAGTGTTTCCATAAGTTACACCAGATCCAGTCATGCCGGATGCATTAACGCGAGACCATATGAGTGCCAATCGAATAATAAGAGAACCGGGATTAAAACCTGTGCCTGTAGTGATGCTAACTTGACCAAAAATGCCTACGCCTTTTAGAAAAACCTGATCGCCGATAAACTGATCCTTTTGTACGCCCTGTGCCATATTTGAAACGATATTTTGAACGAGAATAGTTCTTGAAGTTCCATCCCCTTCGGCTAAAACGCCCCCGTCGCCGGTAGAGATAACCAGTTTTTTTGGCTCGGTAGCCTTGAGTAAAATAGACCTGACGCGACGAGCGAAACGCTTTCGGGCGAAAACTCGTTTTCCACGACGTCTTCTGAAACGTTTTCGGATATGTGCCCTTGGCATCTCTGTACTTTAACTGGTTGGTGAGTTGATTAACGTGTGTTTGTTGCTTTTTTGGGTTATATCGACGAAACAACGAGTACCCGAGTCTTCCAAGAAAGGGAATAGCAGCTGCAGCTCCGACGTGAACAACTCGGGGCCTTGGCCAAATTGGGCGTCGTGGATCGGGTTCCTGGAATGGGGCCCGCATAAATTGGAGTCGGGCTCTTTTTAAAGTTTTCTTATATAAACAGTGTCCGTCTGTCCTTAAGGCCGTGGTGCAATGTTAACCACGGCCTCGTCCCACACTTCGCTCAACCTACACGCCAAGCGCTTTTTCTTGACCTATGCTCAGACCGGGGAAACGACCAAAGAGGAACTACGAGACTTTCTTGTTGGAGACAAAGGAGCACAATTCTTTGTTATTGGCAAAGAAACGCACGAAGACGGCGGGTACCATATACACGCATACCTCGTCTACGAGAAGCAAAAACGAGTTCGAGACGCAAGATACTTCGACTATAACGGACTCCATCCAAATATTCAAACTGTTCGAGATCCAAAGAAGTGTCAAGAGTACTGCATCAAGG